GGTCGGCAGTTCGTTGTGGACGCTGCGAAAGAACTTGATGGACTTGCCAAGGACGCTAAAGCAGTACAAAAGAAAGCCAAGGGGTTATTTGGGTTCTTAACTGCGGTATTTGGTAAAAAAGAAGAGAAAGTTGCAGAAACTCTTCAAAAAGCGGCCCCAAAAGCAGTTAAAAAGAAAAAGGAACCTCCTCCTGAGTTTGATGAAAATTTGATTTTCACGCAAGTAGCAGATGCTTTAACAAAGTTCTTTCAAGCTTACAACGGCCTAAAGAATTATGTTAAGGAACAAGAAGAGTTAGCGCTTCACCAAAGCGATGAAGAAGGTCAAGAAACTGCAATTAAGTTAGTTATTGCTAACTTACAAATGGAAAAGTTAAGTGAAGAATTAAGTTCGTATATGGTCTACCATGTACCGCCAGAACTAAAAAATTTGTATACTAGGGTGAATGCAACGATAGGTGATATTGCTAAAAAACAAGCACTTGCGAGAAGAGAGGAGTTATTGGCCCAACGGAGAATGGTATGGCAACGAGCACAAAGAGCCGATCTAATCAGAACACGGGTTCTAGTTACAGTAGCTATTCTGTTCCTTCTTCTGTGGACTTGGGGGATGATGCTAAGTCTGACTCATTATTCTTACTAGTCATTGCTGTTTTACTGGTAATTGTTCTTTTGTTTTTGCCTTTATTGGCTTGGATGTACGTTGATTTAAAGATGATGGAAATCAGAGTAAACAAAGCACTTGTAAGGATTGAAGGCAAATGAAATATCTTTTATTGTTATTGCTTCTGGTTTCATGCGAAGACAGATACAGATACACATGCCAAGATTTTGATCATTTCAACGACAAAGAATGTCAGCATCCTAGATGCGAATTTAGCCAAACTTGCCCTGAATATCTTGTAGCCCCAGTACTGGAGAAGAAAGTTGAACAACCTAACAAGTGATGAAATTGAAACAAGAGTTTGGGCAATTGTTGTCTTGGCTATTACTGCCATTTTATTTTTTATTGTTATTGCTCTCTTGTATTCAGTTACTTTTGTGGTTCAGCCTGTTAAAGCTATGGCCCCAATTGATCAAGCATATACCAAAATGCTCAACGATATTGTTCTTCTTCTTGTGGGGGGTATTGGTGGCGTGGTTGGTAAAAAAGTAGCTGGGGGAGTTGCTAGTACCATAGGAGCAGTTAAGCAAGCGACTGCACCTACTATGCCAATGATGGGGCCAGGGTGCTATGGTATGCCTGGAGGCCAAATGATGGGGCAGCAAGGGTATTCACCTATGGCGCAGCAACCACAAGCTTTTGGCGCGATGCCTACGTTTGTTAATCCCAAATTTGATGAATCGTGGACTCCACCCCCACCTCCTACAACCCCACCCGTTTTAGAGCATGACGAAGAACGGGAACGCACGGCAAATGCCAGAGCGGAATCTAAAGATGCTTAGTTTTCTTTTTGGGGACATTATGTACTACTTAGCTTGCGCAGCATTGGCTGGCGGTGTGGGTGCGTATGTTCTTAGCTATTTGGTAGGTTTTCTGCCAATGTTAAAGCCCCACGCCTTCATAATGAAGGTTGTGGGATTAGTGTTAGTTATTTTAGGAGGTTATTATGTCTCAGATCATCACGGTTATGAAAGACGCGTTGCTGAAGATAAAGCAGAAATTGAAAGACTTAATGCAGAAGCTCTGGCCAAAACTGTAGAGCTGACAGACAAGTTGGCAAAAGCTTCAACTCAACTCAGGAAGGCAAAAGATGAAATTAAATCTAAACAAGATTCTACCAATGTTCGCATTGACTCTGGCGAGTTGCGCCTCCCCTCCAGTTGTTCCGTTCAAGCCGATTCAAGTGCCTCCACTTCCAGCGGAAATCCAACCGATGCAAGCAAATCTGAGCGACAGGCTATTAAAGATATTGTCGCCATCGCAGCCGACGGGGACATCGCCGTCACAAGCCTCAACAGTTGTATTGCCGCCTACAATCAAGTAAGGCAAACCGTTAACGAGGGGGTCAAATGATTAATGCACAACAGCTTCACACTATAGGGATTGGCCCTGAATGGGTTGACCCTTTAAATCAAACCTTTGCAAAGTTTGGAATTGATGATGCCAAGAAACAAGCAGCTTTTCTCGGACAGTGCGCTCACGAGTGCAACCACTTCAAAACACTGGAAGAAAACCTTAACTACAGAGCCGCAACCTTACAAAAGTTGTTTGGTCATAAGTTCAAACCAGAAGAAATCGACCTTTACGCTGGACATGGGAGTCGTATTGCAAATCGGATTTACGCCAACCGCATGGGAAACAGAGATGAAGCATCAGGGGATGGAGACCGTTTTCACGGACGCGGTTGTATACAACTTACGGGGCACGATAACTACTGGCATTTTGGTCAAGCTGTAGGCCAAGATTTTGTAATGCAACCAACGCTAGTTGCCCAACCTTTGTATGCTGCAATGAGTGCTGGCTGGTTTTGGTCTACGCATGGCTGTAATGCTTTGGCTGAAGCTCAAAACAGTGAAGGCTTAACTAAAAGAATCAATGGGGGTTTATTTGGTTTAGCAGAACGAGTACACTTGACTAATCAGGCATTTGCCGCTATCACAGGTTAATCATGACAGTTGTAACGCTTAAAGCATTCTCAGGGGAAATCCCTAATCTGCCTCCTTATTTGTTGCCACAAGAAAACGCTCAGCAATCGCTTTGGTGCGACTATGCGCAAAAAGATTTACGGCCTTTAAAGTTAGGCACAGTTGTTAATTCCACACCTTTTCCAAGTCCCGTTAAAGGGCTTTACACCGAAGAAGGAACAAATTTCTTTACGTGGACAACAGAGACGTACGCTTACAGAAGTCCTGTTGTAGCGCAATCCTACCATCGAGTTTATTTTCAAAATTCTGCGGGTTTGCAAGTAGCCGATTATTCCACAGCAACTCCTTCTGGTGGGCCGCCTTCTGCCTCAGCGAAAGTGGGTGTGCCGCAACCTCCAAATCAAATTCAACTTAAAGTTATTGAACGCACAATAATTCCTGATTATCCAAATTCAAGCATTGTTGCAACGGCTTGGTGGGAAGACGCAAGTGGTAATCAAACTGGTAAAGCTACTGTTACATTAACTGGGGTTATTGCATTTAAACAATACACATTTACTCCACCTGCCAAAGTTACTTGGGTACCTAATGATACTTCCACAACTGTGACCGATGGCGTAACTGGAGATGTAACTACTACCGCTGGAAGTGGGATTGGCACAGGTACTAACCCCGCAGCAAATTTGGTTTGCCAAATTATTCTTTATGATGAAAGTGTAACTCCTCACGCGGAATACTTTAATGTAATTGTTTCTGGGGGTGCAACAAACCCAACGACAAGTCGTGCTTTTCCTGGTGGCGTAGAAGTCTCCTTGACCAATACTGGCAGTTTGACTTTTATTTGGGGAACAATGGAAACAAGGGCATATGATTACACATTTTATAATTATGTAAATGAAGAATCTGCTCCAGGCGGTGCAAACGTTATTGATGTAACGTACATGCAGGAAGTTCAAATTAACATTACTGATCCTACATCTGGATCTTTATTTACAGGTTATGTTCCTTATAGCGGTATTAATGTCTATAGAACCTTTGGCACTGGCACAACTTATCTTCAGTTAACTGTGGGTACAGGTTCAACTTTTGATGTTCAAACTCAGACTTCAACAATTACAGGAACACTTCAATTTTTAGATACCAGTTTTAAAGTTTCAAGTGCGGGTACAGCTTTAATCTCACAACAATTTTATGTTCCCCCGTATCCAATGCAAAATTTGGTAGCAATGCCAAATGGAATTTTTGCGGCGTTTTACGGAAATACTCTTTATTTCAGTGAACCATTTAGACCCCACGCTTGGCCATACTCGCAAACGTTTCCTTACAACATTAGAGGAATTTGTGTTACAGCTCAAGCGCTGGTAGTAACAACTAATTCTGGGTCATACATTGTTATGGGTAGTACGCCTACCAATATGCAACAGCATAAATTGCCAATTCCTCAGGCTGGGATTGATCCCAAACTAATGATCAATATTGATGGGGCGGTTGCGTTTGCAACTCAAGATGGCCTTATTACAGTCAATGGATCAACCGCTTCTTTAACTATGAGCCAACAACTTTTCTCCAGAGAAGATTGGCGTAATCGCTATTCAAGTATTTTGACATCCCCAAGCACAGCTAAGATGGCTTACCATGATGGATTTTTGGTTTTAGTTGATAGTGCATCTGCTCTTGGATTTGTTATTCGTTTGGATGAGGCAGCAGGGACATATACGCAATTTAATGAGCAGTACGACGACATGTTTTACATGCCACTGCAAGACACGTTGTATTATTCCCAGGGCGCGTACATTTATAGATTTAGAAATGATGGGTACTATACCCTTGATTGGTGGAGCAAAGATTTTGTTTTTCCAGGGTATACATCTTTTGGTGCTATGCACATTCGTTCAACATCATCCGTAACAGTTATTTTGTACGCAGATGGAAACCAATACTATACATTTACTGCTTCTGGTACAGGGTACTACCGCCTTCCATCAAAAGGTTTAAACGGAGCTACTGTTCTTCCTGGGTCAGCGTTGCGTTGGTCAATTCGTCTCCAATCTCAAAATTTAATTCAGTACGTAGCAATGGCAACTGATATGAGCGAATTAAAAAATGGCTAATTTTTTGCCCATTCCTCCAACTAATGCTGTTTCTGATCCGCAAGCTCGGGCAGCATTAGATGCGTTGTCTCAAAATATTCAAATTGCTATTAACACTTTTGCAACCAAAGCCAGCGTTACAGCAAGTAGCACAGCGGTTTCTACGACTGTTGGAAATACCTACGGAAATATTAACAGCAGTGTTAACATGCCTCCACTTGCCCCTGCCTATACTCGTGCTAGATTAACCCAAGATTTAGAAACAGGTGCAGCCAGCATTATTTCAAATGGCAATACGTCTGACAACATTATGAAGACGGGGCTAAATTACATTCTTTTTCAAAATAAAAATGCAATTCCACTTGGGTCTACTGGAGCTTATACTGGAACTGTACGAACAGCGCTTGGCTTACTTTCCACAGGTATTGTTGGGGGATATAACGACCCTTCCACGGGTAACTGGGTTTCTAGTATCACTATTGATACGGCCACTGGTAACTTAAATGTTCTTGGAACAATCAAAGCTAATTCTATTATTCAAGTTGGTGCTTACCTTGGTTCCGATACTGTTAGCACGGTTTTAGGAAATATAAGTACAGCGAATTCAAACGCTTCTGCGGCTATTGCAGCCGCCGCAACTAAATTAAACAAATCTGCGTCTGACGTTCTTAGCGGTACTATTAATCTTACAGGTGCTGGGGCTTTTGCTACGGGAAGTATTTCTGTAAACAGTTCTGGTGTAGCTTCTGGTTCTGGCGTTGCCATTACTAGCCGTGGTATTGTTGGGCTTAATTCAGGAACACCTACGTTTTCTATAGATGCTACAACTGGCGCAGCGATTTTTAAAGGCGATATTACTGGAGCATCTGGTACATTTTCTGGCGATATAACGAGTTCAGGACATTTTAGTTTATCGGGCACTGGCTTTATATATGGTGGTAGCTCTAGCTCAAACACGGTAGCTTACATAAATGGGTCTTCTACAATTTATGGGTTAGTAGTCGATGGCGGTGGTCTTTTTAGCACTGCAATAAAAGCATATACAACTTCTGGTGGGGTTTCTGTTTATGGTGTTACCGCTGGAGGAATTGGCTTAAGTGCGTATGATTCAGCAGCAGGCATTGCAATAAATGCAACTAGCGTTTCTGGAACGGCGCTTTATATCTCTGGGTTTTTTAATCATAACGGCGTTCGGATTGCGACACCACCCAACTCCAACACTTATTTTTTAGCTGGTGATGGAAGTTGGTATCCAATTAGTGGTATTACTGCTGGGGTTTCTAGTTTTAATACTAGAGTAGGTGCTGTTACTTTAAGCAGTGGAGATGTTACTGGAGCATTAGGGTTTACCCCTGTCTCTTCGAGTGGAAGCGTTGCTTATGCGAGTAGTGCTGGATCGGCAAGTACATATTCTGGGTCTATTACTCAAAGCCAACTTATTGGCAGTGCTCCTAGTTCTAGCTATTTTTTATCAGGCGGTGGTTGGACGCCAGTCTCAGTAGTAAATTCTCTAAATGGGTTGACTGGTTATTTAACTTTAACAGCCAGTTTCCCTGGAGTTGGCATTTCAAGTTCTGGTACAAACATTAATATTTACCAAATTTCAGATCGCTCTTTAAAAACAAATATTCAACCAATAGATTTGGGTCTTGAATTTGTTCGGTCATTAAAACCAGTTACTTATAATTGGAATACGACTTTGATGACATTTGATAAATTAATGTATGGGTTTATTGCCGATGATGTTATGGTTGCGACAGGCGGAAAAGAATCTAGTATAGTATACACACATGCCGATGAGGCAGGACTTTTAAAAGGTTTAAAAGCTGTGGGAACAGAAGGTATCGTGGCGGCTCTAACAAAAGCCGTTCAAGAATTGGATATTAAAGTAACACTTTTGGAGAACAAAAATGCCTAGAGAAGCAACTATTCCTGCAAAAACAGTTACAGAAGATTTTCTGTCTGTTGAAGAAGTCCTTGGTAAGTATGTTCGTACGTCGGTTGGCAATCTTATGCCTGATGGAAAATCCATTGATCCAAATACAATACAAGTCTACCTTGTTGATGGTGCAAACTATACAACGTTGACTTCAAACCCTAACTGGTCAAACGCGGATTTATGGCCTTATGTTGATCTTCAAAGAAAAACCTGATACTATAGGCTATGGGAGCGCCACACCTTCGTGTTATTTTGCCAACGGAATTTGAGGAATTGTGGCCTCAAATGAGTAGTAAACTTTTAGCCGCAGAAGACTTTTCTCAAGGAGAGTTTTTTATTTCGGATATTCCAGACATGATAAAGCGAGAAGAAGCTTTTGTCACAGTCATGAGCGATAACACAGACATGGATTTGGTTATTGTTTTCCAAATTTTAAGCTATCCTCGAAAAAAGGTTTTGCATGTATTGGCCATGGGCGGTAGAGGATTTAACGTGGTTATGGACTCATGCTGGTCTGAAGTTGAAAAATTAGCTCGGTTTTTGGGTGCATCTTCCATCAGAGCGGCCGTTCGGCCATCGATGCAAAGGTACGCGCGGTGGGTTACCCCAGAAGCGGTATCGATTTACACAGTGGTCGAAAGACCAATAGGAGCATAATATGGGTGGAGGCGGCGGCAGTCAATACTATCAAGGTCTTGAAGACCTCTATAACCAACAGGTTGCCAGTAGCAAGCAGCTTCAAGGTGAATCTGGAAAAACGTTTGCAGACTTAGGTCAGCTTCGTCAACAAGCCGCCGATTACGGTTCTATAGCCAATAAAAATAAAGTTGCGGGGCAAGCTGAAGCTGACTACCAAACGCAATTTAATGCTGGCATTAACAACCTTGATAAAAATCTTGCGTCTTACGGCATAGACCCAAGTAATCCTGCTTCGATTCGCGCAAAATCTGAAATGGCCAATAACGCATTTGCCACAGGAGCTGGTGGTATAACTGCTGGTAGAAATCAGATGAGCGATAAAGCTTACGCAATGAACTCTGATATTGTAAGTATGGGCCTTGGCCTACCTGGTCAAGCTACGTCTGCTGCTAATTCTGCTGGAAATGCCATGTCGCAGGCAGGATCATTAAATAATCAAGCTAATGCTACTTCCGCGCAAAATTGGGGAAGCCTAACAGGAGCTGGTATTGCGTTATCTGGCACAGGAGCTGGTAATGCGGTTAAGAATTGGGCTTCTACAATTTTTTCCGCTGATGGCGGTGTTGTTAGACGTTTTGAAGGCGGTGGTTTTGTATCTCCTTTTGCCAATGGCGGCATGGCTCAAGCTCCTACAGGATATGCGATGGGCGGGCAAACAAAAGGTATTGTTGGGGCAATGAATAACATTCAACCTCCAGCGCAACCCGCATCGGCTGGCCCATCTGAAGGGCAAGCTCTTTTAACTAATGGGATTCAAGGATACGCTTTGGCTAGCAAACTAGCTAAAACTCAAGTTGATAAAGCATTGGCTGGAATGAATGGCAATGCAGCTCTTGACGCTGGTATGGGAGATTACGGCACAATTGGAAATTTTGGTGTGCCTGCGGCTGCTGCTGCGCCTGCGGCTGAAGAAGCCTCTGCGGCTGTTGCTCCCGAACTTTTAGATCTAGCTATGTTTGCCGCTAACGGCGGTAGCATTCACCCAATGTCAAACCATCCAAAAAATGGTATTCCTGGAGGCCCAGTCCATGGCCCAGGTGGCCCCAAAGATGACTTAATTCCAGCAATGCTCTCCAACGGAGAGTTTATTATGCCAGTCGGCACAGTAAAAAAGTACGGCTTGGATAAGCTGGAAAAGATGAGGCAAGAAGGTCTTGAATTTGAAAAACATTTAGGCATTAGGAGTCACGCATGAATATTTATGAACTAGCAGAAAAAATTGGCGGTGAAGTTGTTGGCGGTCACTTGATCGCAGTTGTTGATGGCAAAAAACAATACGTTAGCGAAGTCGGTGCTGATGGTCGTCCGTATTTGAATGCGCTAGGTTTGGCACTGGAAAATGATTTGATTCCTGATGTTGCGCCTACTGTTGAAGAAATTGCCACAGTTACAGACACACCTAAAGCCAAAAAAGTTAAATCTTCTACCGACGTTCTTGACGACGTAGAAATCAAAATCTAAGGAGTAATCCATGAGCTTTCTGTCATCCATAGCGCCAGCTTTAGGCGGTATCGGTCAAGGTGTAACCCAAGGCTTAAACGCGCTCAATCAACAGGAGCAACAGAAGTTTCAAAAGGAACAGCAGGATCGTATGCGTCAAGCTTGGGCGGATCAGGATGCTACAAACACTGCTCTAAAGGGCATTCAAACTACTACTCAGGGGGCTGGAGTTAATGGTAGCCGTATTTGGGCAGACGACAACGGTAACGTAATGCCAGGGGCTACGGCTCCCGTCGCTCGACCAACGCAAGATATTCTTGCAGACCAAGCTCGTGTGTACCTAAATTCCACCGATCCAAAGAATAAAGCTTTGGGTCTTCAGTTACAACAAAACGCCTCGGCGCTAGGGAAAGAAGCTGAACGTAATGCCATTTTAGCTGAACACAAATCTCAATTTGCGCAACTTCAGAACGACCCTTTTGCGTGGGGAGATACCCACGGTACTACTTACTATAATGCCAAAGTTCCTGATGGCCAAAAAGTAACTCAAAGTGAAATTTTACCTAATGGCAGTCGTTTATATCATGTTTTGGACAACAATAACAAATTGCTTGAGTCTCATGAAGTAACCCCAGATCAAGCCAGAGAAGTTGCAGCTCGGGCATTGAATACTCAAATAATGCACAAACTTGGCAGTGTAAGCAATGAAGATTATTGGAAAGCTCAGACTGCAACAATGGAAGGAAGAAAAGTTGGAGCTCAAGAAAAAGCTGCTGACGCTGGAATGATGAATGCTGAAACTCAATCTAACTTTCATAAAGAAGGCGGAGTTTACCAACAAATTTCTCAAGCTGCAAATGCCGCTCATATTAGAGCCGCAGAAATTGCTCGAAGCGCGCATGGAATGATGAATCAGCTACAGGAAGCTCAGCTAAAAGAATTAACTTCGTTTGCGGATTTGGCTGATACATTTCAAAAACAGTTGAGTGATCCAAATACTCCACCCAAGGAATTAAGAAAAACAGCTAGTCTCTTAGCTGTTCACCCAAGCGGAAAAGCGCTAAACACTGTTATGGTTCACGATGCCGAAACAGGAACAACGTCGCCTGTCACCGTTAATAAATTTGAGCATTTGGTTGACCAACACCAAAAAGAAAACGGCCATTTTGAACTTAATCCTCAAGACCATACAAAATTACAAAACGAAGCGGCCCTTTCAAAAGGAAACCAAGCCGTGTTTTTAAAATCTCCTTTTGTGCAACAAGCTATAAGTAAAGGCATTCCGCCCCAATTGTTAATTGATGAGTTTTTGACAAAACAGGCTAAGTAATATGCCTATTTATATTTCAGATTCAACGCCGTCTTTATTTACGTCTTCGGCTGCGCCATCTTTAGGTTTTGTTGATCCAAATGCAAAACGTGGCCAAACTAGAAATAGATTATCCGCTTCAATTGATTCTTATCAAGCAAATCTTTACGGCACAGCTCAAGAAATTGCAGATAAATTTGGCGCTGAAAAAGCTCGTGATTGGCTTGAAGAACAAAGAATTCAAAATGAAGCTGAAGCTGCTCGTGCTTCTGAATCCGCTGTTCAACAAGGGGCGATTGAAAATTGGAAAGATGTTAATGGGGCTGGTGATCTAGCTAATTATATTGCTGGGCTTGGTATTCAGTCGGCTCCATACCTTGCAGAATCATTAGCTGGTGGCTTAGGTGCTAGGGCTTTGATGGGCGGTACTCGTGCGGCTCTTACTGCGGCGCGTTCAGCGGGTAAGGCTGAAGAGGCTGCGGCTCTTGCTAAAACTCTTGGGCGTGGTCAATTAGCTGGTTCTGTAGCGGCCAGCTATCCATCTAGCGTCGGCGACATCATTCAAAACCAACGCGAACAAACGGGCGGTAAGGCCGATTTAGGGTCTGCTGCTGCCTTAGGTATTCCCTATGCTGCTTTGAACGCTCTGGGCCTTGAAGGCGCAGTTGGCGGGCGTGGGTTTATTCGTTCTGGTGTTCAAGCTCTTGATGACCTAAAAGGGATCAAAGGCGGTCTTGCTCGTATGGCCGTTGCGGCTGGTAAGGGTGGAGCAGAAGAAGCTTTAGGTGAAACTGGCCAAGAGGTAATCAATCAGGCTGGTCGTATGGCTGTTGACCCCAACGCTACCTTTACAGACCCTGAGGCTCTCCAGCGATACAAAGAATCTGCCATTGGTGGTGGTCTTTTGGGAGGTGTTGGTGCTGGTGTTATGGGCGGATGGAGAAGAAATAGCGCTCCTTCTAACTTACTGAATCCTGACCAAGACCAAACTTCTGATGACAATGCGGGAAACCCAAGTGTCAATGTAAATAATCCTAATGTTCCTTTGCAAGATTGGATTAATCAACAACTAAACGTAAAGCAAGATGTTTCCAAAGACATCGCTGCAAAAGCTCATGCTAAACGTCAAGCCGATATTGTGGCAGCGATGAATGAGCCTTCAGGTAGGTTTGTTAATGACGAAAATGGCATAGAGCGTGAATTGACTATGGGCGAAGCCGCTGATATGGGCGACCCCGATAGCAAAGAAGCTTTAACTGCGTTACAAGCGGATCATGGCGATGCAGAAGCTGCAGCTGCTGGTTTAAAACCCAGTAAGAATGCTAAACGCCTTGATAATTTTAATCGATTGGTAGACATGAAGCACTTAGGTCTTATAGACCAGTCTCAGTTTGACCAATCTATCGAACAACTTAATGCTTCAAAATACGGTGCGGTTGCTAAAGTTTTAGATTTGATTGAAAAAGAACATGCCGCTAAGCAAAAACAACAAATTTCAACTAAAGCAAGCGAAGCCACTCAAGCCACTCCAAATGTAGGGGAAGCCAATGTCAGCACACCAGCTAGAACTCCAGTTGTCTCTAAATCAAGCATTCCAAGCCAACGCGTTGACACTGCGGGAGGCGTGGCTTCTACAGGATCAACTTCTCTTGTCGAAGGGGGAGCTAGTCGAGCTCCCGTCAATACTCTTGCCCCAAATGCGGAAGTTTCTCTTCTTTCAAACCAAACCAGTCAACCAACTGCCGATCTAACTACACCCGTTTCTACTGAGCCAGTTGTTTCACGTAAACGTCGTGTGCTTGCATCAACATTAGCTCCTGTACAAGCATTCGTAGCACCTGCTGCAGCAGTCCCCCAAGTAAGCACGGAGGCAGCTCCTACTCAAACGCATCCTGGGCTTAGTGCTGAAGATCAACTTGCTGCTGCCCAAGCAACAGGCAATGCAACCGAATTAGAAGCTCAAAACCAAGAAGATTCTGGGCAACGATTAGAAGAAACTGAACAACATAGAGCCGATACCCTTGCCGATATTTTAAAAGCTCGATTTTCTAAATCTAAAACCCCACAGCGTGATATAGCAATTGCAACGGCGTATATTGAAGCATTAAAAAATGCTCCGCACGGGTCAAAAGGTTTGGTCACGGCTCGAATTGGGCAACAGTTTGGTATTGGTGTAAAAGCTGTACAAAAAATTGGGGATACAACTGCACTTGTTGACGCGGCAGTCGCTATGGGGCTTGACCCAAATAGTGTTCGCGGTCTTTTTGAGATTGGCAATAACCAAAATACTAATTTTGGTACGGCAACAGGCGGAGTTACAGAAGCATTAGCCCAAAATGGCATGGCTAATACCGAAGGCGAAAACTCTGGCTTTGATGTTGAAAACGATTTGTGGAAGCAAGGCAATGCTAAAGAAGGTATTGGCGACACAACAAATGCGACAGATGAAGCAAAAGCTAATGCGATAAGTTCTTTGATGAATCAAATTGAAGAATTGCAAGAAACAGCCGCATCTACAGGTGTGGACTTGACGGAACAAATAGAAAATCTTCAAACCAAACTTGTTAAAGCGGTTAAGAGTTATGAAACTCACTTGAAAGCAAAAGAAGCTAAAGCTAAAGCGGATAAAGCTGAAGCAGAAGCTAAGGCTAAAGAAACGCCAAAAAATAAAAAATCTAAGGTCGAAGAGGGAGAAGAAGTTGAAGAAAACCATCAAGAAAAAACAGATAACACTGAAGCGTTAAATGGTAACGTAGGTTTTGAATCTCGCAGTAAATCTTTTCATGATGCTGGAGAACTATCCGATGAATTTGATGGAGTAGCAGTTGGTATTGGTCAGTTAGAAGACCTTGGTATTGAACACACTTTAGATTTTGTATCCGACTGGAAGACCATAAATGATACCTCTAAAAATGCTATCAATGGAGAAATTTCTACGGCTGGCGGTCGCTATACCATTACGCTGAATGAAGCTAAGCTAACAAACTCTGACCATGCGGCAGAAACTGTAACCCATGAAGTTGCCCATGCTTTTGATATGGCTCCTCATGGCGGTGTATATTCTTCTCAGCCCGAGATGAGCTTTGGCTTGAAAGATGGAGTGATTACTCCAGTCGGTGAAGTTGCCCGAGAGTTACATAACTTATACTTGACTAAGCAAGCATGGAATGAGTATTTAGAGTATCCTTTTGATACAGCTAAGTTTCCTAGTATTGTTAGCCATGTAGTCGTAGAAGGTGAAGCGTTTGCTCAAGCTTTCAGCGCCTACGCTAATCCAAAAGTCCAAGAAGTTATGCGGCGCTTGGCTCCTAAAACTGCCGCTTTTCTCGATGAGGTAATTAAACATGTCAAATCTACAAAATCGCTTCAACTCCAGACTCAAACAACTTCAGCAAAGCGCTCCCTTGCATTCCGTAATCGTAACGCCAGCACGGGCAGTAAAGTCGTCGTCAATCCTAACGGACTCAGAGGACGCGGCCAAGAACGCCTTGCCTCCCAAAGCGCAGCCCAAAACGTCTTCAACTCAGCTCAAGCAGAAGTAATTGGCAAGTCGGTTACGGGGGCGGCCAATACTGCGATCAATCTTATTGCATTTACATCGGATGTACTTAAGCGTGCAGTTAGTCAGGGCCTAGCTTCTGCCAGAGAACTGACCCACATCTATCAACAACGTTCAGCACTCATGGGAAAAGTTGAACGTCAGGCTAATAAAGTTATTGATCTAGCATCTAACATACCTGCGGAAGAACAAGGTCGTGGCCCAAATAGCGCTAACCAATTTTTGCTTGACTCCACACGTTTGAAAAAATGGGGTTTTCAACCTTCATGGTTGACACAGCAAGTGCCGCTTGATTCGGTAATGAAAAGCCGTTGGAAAAACCTATCTCCTGAATCTAAGGTTTGGATTACTGAAACTCTAAAGCATGGGCATATGATGCTCCAGCAAAAGAAAAATTTAGTAACCGATAGCGCTAATTTAGAATTTGATGCGTTGATTGATTCAGCAAAAACAGACAACGACTTAAAACGTGTTGCGAGTTTGCAGTCTGCCAAAGCTACTCGTCTTAAAGAATACGGACGTATTTTTTCTTTGAACGAAGGTGTTCCTTACGCGCCTCTAAAACGTTATGGTCAGTATGCTGTCGTGGCAAAATCAGCCGAGTATGAGAATGCTAAAACTGCTAAAGAACGTGCGGCACTTGAATCAAATGAAGACCACTACTTTGTAGATTTTGCGGAAACTGAAGCCGATGCGCTAAAGATGGTGCGTGAGCTAAAAGACTCAAAAACTTACAATACAGTCTACTCAAGACAAAAAGAATCTGACCGTCATGGTTTGTTTGGCGGCACGATGGATGCCCTCAATAAGCTACGTGGTGCGTTGGATTCTGAACTAAACAATACCAAAGATGCCGCAGAGCGAGCATCAATCCGTAAAACCCAAGAGATGGTAACGGATATGTTCTTAACGTCGCTGGCAGAGAACAGTGCAAGGAAGTCTGAACTTAGAAGAAAAGGCATTGCAGGTAACATCGATATGTTACGGTCTTTCTCCACGCAAGCTCGTGCGGATGCACACTTCATGGCCGCTGCTAAATACAATACAGCAACCAATCTTACGCTTAACAAAATGCGTAAGCAATTAAAAGCTCTTGCGCCTGATTCGCAACATGAGGCATCCAAGACTTTAAATGAAATTTTACAACGCCATGGCGAATCCATGGAGTACAACCAACATCCTTGGACATCCCTGATTAATCGGGCTACTTCTATTTGGATGTTGGCTACATCTCCAATGTACTATTTGCAAAACTTGACACAGCCATTCATGTTGTCGTTGCCAGTTATGACCGAACGTCACAACTACGCTAAAGTGGCTACAACTCTAGTTAAATCTTATTCTGAAATCAGTGCTTTATTTAAGACTGCCAAAACAGATGGAGAAATTAACTTTGATAAGTTCCCTGCTGATGTGCGTGAAATGTTAAAGACTTTGGCAGATCGCGGTCGTATTCAAATTTCGATGGACGCTGAGCTTGGTCGTGTTCGACTTGATCCTGAACATATTGTAAGTCGGGGTTTAAATAAAATTGACCGAATTATTCGTACGGCTTCTGAGAAAGTGGAAGCTATTAATCGAGCAACGACAGCCATTACTGCATACCGCATGGAGTTTGCCAAAACAAACGATGCGGCTAAAGCATTGGAATACGCCGATTCAATTCTAGAACGCACGCACGGAGATTACACTGCAATCAATGCGCCTAGAGCATTTAATACTAGCCTTGGCAAAGTGGCGTTGCAATTTCGTAAGTTTCAATTGATTCAAGCTACTCTGCTTACCAAACTGGTATACAACTCTGTTAAAGGAGAAAGTTCTGAAATCAAATGGGGAGCTAGAAAAGCGTTAGCTTTTACTCTTGGTCATACAGCAGTTATGGCAGGGGCAGTCGGCCTTCCTGGGTTTGCGGCGCTAGCATTCATGCTTAAACATTTGGCAAGATTATGGCAAGAGCCCGATGATGAGCCGTTTGATTTAGAAGAAGAGTTACGCAAAATGATTGGGGATGAAGATACCGCTAATGTGCTTTTGCGCGGAGCGCCTAATTTGGCTGGGTTGGATTTATCATCTAAATTAGGCATGGGTAATGTACTATCTATTGCTCCTTATTCGGATATTGATTTTTCTCGTAAAGGATTTTACGAAATAGCTGGAGGCTTGGCTTTTGGGGCTCCTGGGGCTTTGGGTGCTCGCGTGTTTGACGGCTTGGGATTAATAGGTCGGGGGGAATATCAAAAAGGTATTGAACAACTACTGCCAAATGGTATTGCTAATGGCATGAAAGCTTACCGCGAGCAAACGGAAGGTATGTCAAATCGCAATAATGATACAACCATGTCGGCTGAAGATATCAGTACATTTGATACTGCCGCAACTGCGCTTGGTTTAAGCACAACTAAGAAATCGTTGCAACAGGAACGCGGCACAATCAAATATGAAACTGAACAACACTTTAAAGATCGTGAATCTGCCATTCGTCAAGAGTTCTTAGAAGCTAGAAAAAATGGCGAAGATACACAAGAGATTAGAAGCAAATGGAAAGCTTTGCAAGATAAGAAACACGAACTTGGGTTTAAGAGATCAGGAATGGACGCTTTGTTTAAGTCCGCTCAGTCGCAACATCAAAGAGAAAAACATACCCTAGAAGGTATTCAATACAACAAGAGCAATAAGAAATATGTTGAAAACTTAACTGGTTTTGCTGATGGTGGTGAGGTATCTTATGAAGCTGATCCAGTTGTAGGAATTCAAGGATCGGCCGCACCATACGGCACTAGATGGATAACATCGCCTAGCGACCCAGTAACGGCTAAAGGTAGTGGCTATTTTGGCATCCTGCCAAACAAATTTCAAGGTGGCGTGTCTAGCGAATTATCAGCAGATAATGAAAAAGGAAGTTACCCTTTGATTTCTCCAACGCTTACCAAAGCTGAACTAAATGGTATATTAGCAAACAAAGCAACTGATGAAGCCGAGTCAAAAGCTCGCGCATGGCAAAAGGTTCAACTTCAAAAAGGGCAAGACCCATTTGCACAAAAGCTTGGTTTGCGTTTCCCTCAACCCACGGAGTAACTATGTTTAAATTTGAACACGAACCTGAAGAAGTTAACTTGATTATTCAAGCTTTAGAACACAAAATTAGGAGCATGCAAGCGTTTTTGCAAAGTCTGATTGACGATGTACAAGCCCAGCAGGCCCCTGCCCCAGTTGCTTCCACAGAAACATCGGTGGACGTAGCATCCCCAAACGACCAAACTTAACTGGAGAAACCACATGGCAATCGATCTGAAGAAAATTTTCAAAGGCAAAGAGACAAAGAAAGAAGAGATGACCGAGGCCAAAGACCTCAAGAAAGGCATGATCTCTAAAAAGCAATATGTCAAAGGTGAGAAGGGTGAAGGCGAAAAAGCTTCTACCAAGTCACTTATGAAAGAAGCTACAAAGATTAAGTCAGGTAAAGAATCCCCTATGGCATATGCCAAGAAAGGTATGAAGTAATGGCTACTAAAAATTGGATTGCGGGAGCAGTCAAAAACAAAGGTGCTCTGCACAAAGCTCTTGGCGTACCTGCTGGAAAAACAATTCCTGAGGGAAAGTTAAGCAAAGCGGCTGGCGAAAAAGGCAAAATTGGAAAAGAAGCCAGACTCGCGGAAACGCTTAAAGGTTTTAGGAAGAAATAATCATGGCAAGTACACCTGCATGGCAACGCAAAGAAGGGAAGAATCCGAACGGCGGTCTAAACGCCAAGGGTCGGGCATCCGCAAAGAAGGAGGGGATGAATTTAAAGCCTCCCCAACCCGAGGGCGGCTCGAGGAAAGACTCATTCTGTGCGCGAATGACTGGAATGAAAGAAAAGCTAACCTCTACAAAGACAGCGAAAGACCCGAACAGTCGGATTAATAAATCGCTTAAAGCTTGGAATTGCTAATATGGCTAAATTAGAAACTCGTTTGACGCGGCAACTTGCCTCACAGGGCAACAAAAACGCTAAAAGCATGGCTATCGCCATTCTGACCAAACGTGGAGACTTAAAAGACGGTGAGCTAACCGCCAAGGGAGAGTTTCGTCAATCAATGGGTAATGCAGGAAGAGCTAAAGATCGAGCTGCAAAAGCTACAGGCCACAAGCCTAGCGAGTATAAGTACAACCCTAAGACAAACTTAGCAACTTTAAAAAAGTAAAAAAAGCCCCCGAGTTTTAAGTTCGGGGGCTAATAACCCAACAAAAGGAAATGACAACTAACAGAGTGGATTATGTGCCACTCGTAGCTTCTTTGTCAACTGTTGTTGGAACTAGGGTTAATGCTGATATAACTCCATCTTTGTCCTGCTTGTGCATATCAATAATTGCGCAACGCTGTTGAATAGTTGGGTAGTCAGTTCCACGAGTAAGTGTAAACTTTTCTCCTCGTTTCATTAAAACCCCATCACTATCTAGGCGGTCTAGCATGACGTTGTAATCAAACCGATTCTTTACACACCAGTCTCTAATCTCTTTTTGGGAAATTATCATCTCGCCCGTCTTCAGAATATAACGCCCTGCTATATCTCCAATGATACGGTTGCGTGGGGACTCAGGCCCTCTGCCATCACGCTTGTCCCGATATTCCTGTGTCACAAGAATGCGTCCAGCAATAGAAATCATCATGCGGTTGAACGCTTCTTCCTCAGTCACTGAGTTTGTTTCTGCCACAGTATCCGCCAATTCGGTCACAAGTTTAAGCGTGAAATCTCGTAAAGCATACAAGTCAAAATCAATGATGCTAAGCTCCTTGGCAATGCCAGCCATAACTAGCGTACAAGCGCTATGAGCCCGATAAAAACGATACCTAGAATCAGGTAAGGATTTAGATAATAAACGCTCCATGAGCCTTAAATCGTCGGTTACCTTGCGGTAATTCATGACTACATGCTTTATCATGGCCTCACCAGCACGCCCCGAATTAGCTTGTAGCATTCTTACTGCGTCTGCAACCTGTGCATGCTCATCAGCTTCGTTTTCAGCTAAGTGAACTCGCTCATATCGATCTGCATTGATTTGAATTAGACGTACCGCCTCAGCCTGCGAATTGGACTGCATTGCCGCAAGTAAGCCGTGGAAATCTCTGTTGCCAGTTACGTACGGACTACAGCTCCATTCAGCCGACTCGGCAAACCCAACCACTCCACCCTTGGAAGTCAAACGTTTCTTATCTTCTCCGTTTGATACTCCATATGCCAAGTCGCTAAATAGATTTGCGTCCATGTTAGTGAACTCGTCAAATAGGATGGGCAAGTTGTTAAATACACCAAGCGTAGACCATAGGGCGTTAGCCGTAGAACCTTGCTTAGATTTGAGCGTCATCTTAGGTGCATATCCAAAAGCATACATAGCGGCATGGCATGCCGTAGTCTTACCTTGGCCTGTCTTCCCACCTTGAATAGCCAACAGCAACCCTTTATAAAGGTCTTCGCATAACGGCGTGAGGATTGAACCCCACCCTGCACAGATGACGTACTGCAACATCTCATTGCCTGGTCGGTTGTAAAGAAAGCTTAGGGCACTTACATATTTATCTAACGTTCCTTTAGGAACTAAATACTTACTTACGTGCTTTGCGTTTCCTCCTAACAATACCCTGCGCTCTGTTCCATCCCTGCCATAAAGCGTATCACCTAAAAGAAACGCCGTCTGCTCATGCTTCCACCCAAAGTTAGTCATGGTGCTAACTTCTTCTACTTGAGTTTTGAGGAGTTGTAATTGATCCCTTAGATAAGCCGCCATATGATTCCCTGCGTCCTTGTGGTTACTCTGCGTTAGCTCATACTTTGCCACGGCTCTAAGCATGTCAGTGTTCGATGCAATCGAGTCGCCAGCAATCTCAAAATCCCTAATGCGTTTGTCAGGAAGATGTAAGCGTATGCCATACCTAAATGTGCCGTCCTCTGTCTTGATCCTTGAAGTTGGATAAAACAAGTTGTAACTGAATGCTAGAGGGTGTAAGACGCCATCCTTATCAGGCATCAAACGAGCCATCAAATTTCCATCCCATTGATAGCCGTTAGGTAGAGCAGGGATAGTAGTTGTTGTAGCCTCCCCTGATTCCGTAGTGACCTCCTCGGTTGTTTCGACAGATATTGGAATGATTCTCCCGAGCGCAATCGGCCCTTTGACCTTACCCTTAAACTCGCATCCTTTGCACCCATCGGGGTTGTTAATCTCAAAATGGCCACAGCTTGTGGGTTCTTTATCCCACGTTTCCCATTTGGATCGCCAATCGGTTTGGGCATGTTTCTCACCTCTTTTCTCAATCCACAATGGCATTGCTTTTTCGCCATCTTTACAAAACTTTGCAACTCCAACTACGCCCCTAAAGACTTCGTAGTTGCTATCACCTTGGCTATCCCTGAACAACGATAGTTGATTACATTTTGTCGCAGCTTCTTCGATACTGCTTTCCACCACAGGGAACATTCCTGCAAGCATGTCTGCGTTCCTGCTGCGTTTGACTTCTCGCTTCTTGGTCTCCCTAAGTACAGCGATTTTATTTTCCTTGGCATAGGTAAACAAACTGTTTGCAAGGAATGTCGGGTCGTGTGGTTCACAATCACTCAATACCTTGACAACTTTTTGACCGCCATCTTTGCGATTAAATGTGTCAGGTGTTCTCAGTATCGACGCAAAATCGGAAGTCCGACTTGGATCGGCCAGCACTTTTAAATGTGCAAGCGTAGACTTCAATACTGTTGCAACCTTGACCCAAGCCGCTGATGGAATGTCTTTAGTCAAAGGCCAATAGGCATGCAAACCATTACCTGAAGTTACAAGAATGGGCACAGGCCAATCAACCTCTTTACTAAATTCTGCAATGGCTTTAGCGGCATCTTTCTTTGTTAAGTAGCCGTCACCTGCATCAAACTTAGTTTGTCCACAATCAATGTCTACCCAAAAGGATCGGGCTCTATCCCAATTCTCCTCAATGCGGTACTTCTTTTTGACTGTGCCATCGTCACGTACGTATTCAATAGCGGGTTTTAAGTACGATGCACAAGCATGATAAACCTGTAGCTGTTTGTTTTCCGCAAACTTATTGCTTGCGATTAACATAGACTCTAAGTCTGTGTATGCTCTGTGCATCGGAAACTCAAAACCCTCCTTGAATAAAGTGAGGTAGTGAATCCCATGCTCAGGAAGAATCTTCCTAAGGAACTCAATTGTTTCCATACTAGACCCTTTGTAATGGGCCTTTACCACTAGCATGAGAACCAATGCGAATGGTTTTCTCTAAATGGTTTAGTACAACTTCCTTTAACTCATCCATCTGAACAGCGGTTGTGCCAAATTCAACAATGATGCGACCTGTTAATTCTGTAAGACCAATGATAATCTCGGCAGGGTTAAACGGTTGTTTCAGTAGCATATCGTTTGTTTCTTTGACAACTCCAGCTACTTTTACTGGGTTAATTTCTACTTGCATGGTTGCTCCAAAGAGAGGGTGCTCATGCACCCTCGTTGATTAATTAATCGTCAAAATTTATTCCGTCTAAATCAAACTCTTCTTCCTCGACGACTGGCTTCTTCTTAGCAACGGCCTTTTTCTTTGGAGCTTCTTCTTCCTCAACTGGCTCAGCAATAACTTTCTTTGCGGGCTTTGGAATCTCCTCATCTTCCTCAATCTCTTTGAGTATTGCTTTCTGATCAGCAACCGCCAACTGCTCATGCACTACCGCCATGCTTCCACCAACAATGTCGCGAACTACTTCTGATTCAGCCATCTCTTTAACTGACGCGGCGGTTTTGTCGTCCAGTATACCAAGAGCTTTAAAAGTCAGTTTTGGTGACTCGGCTTCCATGTCAAATGAAATCTTTGTTATTACTTGGTCAAAATCACAGCCCCTGTTGTCTAGGAACTTAATAAATTCTCCAAGGCTTTTCAAAGACGCAGGAGGTATGCGTAAAAGCATTGGTTCATTGATCTGATCCACTGCCGCTATTGCAAGGCGTTTTGTGTCTGAGCAAGCTTTCCCCTTGCCTTGCTTTGCCGATCCATACTGGTTGTGTACACATGATGCGCACTTTTTGGATTGCGCGTTAACTGCGTCGCTTGCAGGTGCAAGTCCGTCTGTCGAATAACAATCAGGCTTTTGCTTCTCGCTTGCCTCAGGATCATAGCCTTTCATGTAAAACACTTTGGCTAGTCCTTGATTGGCGTTAATAATAACGGCATCGATGCTTGTGGCAGGGCTATCAGGGTCTTTTGGGTTTGGCAATACTGTCCGCTCGCCACCTTTGACTACGGCAAACACTTTGCCTTTGATGGAAATTACTGGATAACCGCCACCGCCAATACCACTAAGAATAGAGGCATTGCGACCTGCTACTCTAGTACGAATGTGAGATGGTAAATTGTTGCTGTCAAATGGGATTATTTGCATTTTGTTTTCCTTATGATCTACGAACACCAATGGTGCGCTCTACGTTCAAGTTAAGTCCTGGGGGTACGTCACCTGCATGCGCTTCAACGAATTGTTTTACAGCAGTGGATGAAGCACGAACTTCCATTAAAGGCCATTCTTCATTATCTTTTACAAACTTAAAGAACGCGTCTTTGTCCGCAACGGATGCGGTTGTGCGAGTTGTGGAATACGCTGTTCCAAACTCTGTCTTCAGTGAATCGACACCAGTGGTGTTCATTATTTCAAGAAACTTGACTTCAAGTTTATCCATCTTTTCTTGAACTGGCGCGACTGCATCTGTGTACTCGGCTTTAAGTTGGGCTTTTTTGTCTCTCAACTTAACGTATATCTCGATAGCTTCTGATATTTTCATTGTTTTCCTTTTGGGGTGTTGACTTTACGATAATTAATTCAGTTTGTAAACATCATTGCGGCCTTTCTTTCATCATTTCTAAAAGCAACCCTTGCATGGACTGCTTTGTCTCCAAGCGTTGATAAACCTTACGTTCTATTTCTGAACCAGCGATGTGAGCGATCACTGTTGTCTTTGTCTGTCCAGGCCGTCTCACACGAGCGCATGCTTGCTCATAAATTTCATTGGAGTGAATGGGCGCATACCAAACAATCGTAGTCGCGGCTGTTAGGGTAAGCCCGTGTGACATTGTTTGCGCATTGGCGACTAAAACCCTCGGGTATTGGCTGTTTTGAAATTGTGAAAAAATTCTGTCGCGTTCTGATTTGCTTGTGTCTCCATGAACAATCTCTAGTGAGTAGTTTTTCTTCAACTCGCTGGCCAATGCCTCAAGCGCCGCAGTTAACGGCACAAATATAATTACTTTCCCTGCGGACTCATCAATCAACTCTCTAAGCGCATCCACTCTTGGCTTACTAGGTATCAAAACCTCTTCGCCTTTTAGGCCATACGCCACACCACATGCAATCTGAATTAACTTGTTAGCTTTAACCGCCTCATTAACTGCAAGGATGTGCCCGCCCGCATACTCTGTCGAAAGCTTACTCAACATGTCTTTGTAGGCTTTCTTTTGTTCAGGTGTCATTTCCACTGTGCGGGTTATGAATGTCTGCTCGGGCAAGTCAACACAATCCTCAAGAGAATACCTAATCGCAGGTTGCATCAACTCGTGTATTAAGTCGTTTGCTTCGGGTCTAGGTATCCACTTGAATTGTGTAAGCTGTCTCATTACTAAATCACGGAACTTACCAAAATACATTGGCAAGTCTTTGTTGTTTGGAGTTATGAGTTTGCATTGCGCCCAAGCATCCGTTGGAGAGTTTGGTGTTGGCGAACCAGTCATACCCCACACCCTACGCTTGGTCTGCTTGTTACAAATGACGTTGAGTGTCTTCCATCTTTCGGTACTGGCATTTCTTGCGAGGGCTAGCTCGTCCACTACAATAAGATCAATGTCTTCACGGGCCGCCAGCAAGTCCTTGATCGTGTTTAGTCCATCAATGTTAATTATGTAGATATCGGCTTCATCCTCTAAAAGCTTCCTTCGCTTCTCACGCGTGCCATACAGAACTTTAGCTTCCATGTGAGGAAACGTTTGGAATATAGAATCAGCCCATGTTCTTTCCATTGTTGATAGTGGGCATACGACTAGCATGCGAGAAACTACCTTCATGCGTTTAAGATAATCAAATGCCCACAAAGCGGAGTTTGTTTTACCTGTGCCCATGTCGTTTAAACAAAATGCACGGCTACTCATAGATAGGAACGATGCTGTATCTATCTGCGCTTCAAATGGATTGTGTTTACCTTGTACCTTAGGCCAATCGTAGTGCATTGGCATCGGGTCAGGGACATCAAAACCTAAGTTTCTTAGTACCCTTGTTTCGTCGGGTCGATGAGGTATTGCTATTGTATTTTCATCAACTTGTTTAGCTGTCGGGATAACCGTTGTTACTCTACTTGTGTTTTTTAGTTTAAGTACAACGGCTTTTTTTCCTTTGTGAATTCTCATTACTTGTCGGGGTTATAGCTACCTGATCCAGCACGCCATCCTCGATTGCTTGCGCGAGACTCAACTTTTGTGTTGCCCTTGGCGTTAGTGCCTCCATTAGCCAACGCTTTAATGTGCGCAACATCTTTGCCGTCGCCTACACTTGCCGTGCCTCTATCAATCGCTTCTCTTCGCGCCGCATTGTTCTTCACACGCTTAGCAATTTCACTTGGTTTCGCGTTGTATGCCTTTTGATATTTCAGTTTCTGTGGTGTCGATTTAGTCATTTCATTTTCTCCAAACATAGATAAACATCTAACGCATTGTCCACAACGATGCAAGCACCGCCATGCAATTTGATCTCTTCAATTACACGAACCTGATTAGGTGTCGTGTGGCTTACTTTACCTTTTGCCTTTGTCTCAATCCCTAAGAACTTGCCATTAAAACAGCATATGAAGTCAGGAATACCAACTTGCCCCATGCCATTCTGTACTGGTTGATAAAACCATACATCGTGTTCTTTGAGCAAAGCACGAACTTCTTTTTTAACTCGGCCTTCAGGTGTCATCATAGCTTTTCTCTTCTTCCGTTGTACTTGCAACTCAACACAGAACACCACGCTTTGCATAGCCCTGATGTTTTTGCAGGCCAATGATCATTCTCATAAGCCTCTTCAAGTCGCTTAACTCTTGGAAGTAGAGGTTGCCATATGGTGTGCAAATCTTCTCTTTCAATAGTCGCTCGATCAATTTTCTTTTCTTTCAGCCAAATAAACATTGTCGTGACTGTTTGCACCTCGGGATAGTATGCGAACGTATAACCTGCGTACAACTCTAACTGCTCAGTCAACTTGCGCTTACCTGTTTTGTAATCTGCCACTAACGCTTTATCTCCGTTGATAACTAGCAAGTCAGCAAGACCACGGCTCCATGATGTTGACCATTCTGTTGGCTCAAAGTTTTTGTCAATGGCAAATTGTTTCTCCGCAATCTTCTCGCCTTTGAGCTTAACTAACTTATCAAGCATCGGTTGCCATTGTTCCATTCCTTCGGGCAGTGGTGTCCCTTTGAGAACAAAATTCTCACACGCAGTATGCACCCTTGTACCCCAAGCACTATACTCATTCGGAGGCTCAGCAACGTCTTTGATTACCTTCAAGTGATAGAACTTTTTAGGGCAACTTTCAAATGAATCTATATTGCTATACGACCAAGGTTTCATTGATTCTCCATAGAGTAACGACCCAAATGATCATTCGAGTGAGTTACAACTGTATTCCCAATGAATGTGTTTGTCAACATTATTTTGCTGTGCCATAACGTTCTGCACTGTCCCCTTCTGACCATGTAATTAGTTCAGGCCACCATACTGGAGGTGTTCTCATAATTTTTTGCAATAACTTAAGTAGGGTTTCTGCGTATGCGTCGGGCACTACATAAACTAACTCGTCATGCACCATGAGCGTTGGTGAAATCTTAGTTAATCTTTTGAACTCTAGTGCATTGTCAGCGATGATGTCTCTAGCTAATGCTTGAACTAAATTCTCTACGCCCTTACCAGCATAAATCTTTGCTTTGTGTCTACCTGCTCCATAGTAGTAATCGTACTTGCCGTTGTTGTTTTCTTTTCTTAACTGTGGGTAGTAGATACGTCTGCCTGAAGGTAAGCGCACCGCCATGTGTTCGGTTATGCACATGCCCCATGGGTCGATTGCGCTTTCATTGCCTTGCAAAATATTATTTAGTGAGTGCTGAAATGATTTCCACCCTTGTTCTATCTCATGATGCGCGTTTCGATATGTATTGACCACACGAGTTGCCTCATCAATATCCATGTCCACGCCACCCATGAGCTTAGCGACTTTTTGAAATGTTGCCCCACCTGCACCAAACCCTAACCCTAAGTGAGATACCTTGCCCACCTGACGTTGAACTTTAGTAACTTCAGACTCTGCAATGTTGTAAAGACTATGCGCCGAAAAGTATTTGTACAAGTCAGCCTTATCGGGGCTATCTTGAAACAACTTCATTGCGTATGGAACTTTCCACAAAAACATATTAACGCGTAACTCTATGCCCGATAGATCGGCTACGATTACTGTCTTACCTTTAGGCGCTTTGAGGCTCATGCGTAGCGCATCGCTTGGCTTTGGATCAGATGGATTAATGCGTGGAAGGTTCTGCATGTTGTACTGCTCACCTGACCATCGGCCTGTAGTGTCCGCACCGCAGTACTTAAGTGGCACTGGTAACTTACCGCCTACGGCATGGGAGGCCGCAATAAACTTCTCAAGCCTAGTCTCAAGGATTGTTGATTTAACCTCTAGTCTTGCCCTCGCAGCCGCAGAAACAATCTTGTTTGGATGCTCAAGCAATTGGAGGAAGCCTTCATCCGTCTTAGCCAGAGCGTTGGTCATGTTCTGTGGGTTGGTAGGGGACGGCTTCATGGGTATCGGCACGCCTAACATTTTCAGTAGCTCGCCGAACTTTGCTGAACTGGCTAATTCTGTGCGGACTTGTTCTTCGATGCTGACTCCTTCCAGGACTCCCTCCGTATACTTACCCACATCCAACACCTGTGCAAGCCCTAACAAAGATTGCTTCTTCTCTTGCTTTACGTCTTCTAGAGCAGACAACACCATGTCTTGATCGACCTCGAACTTTGGCTCAACTAACATGCGCGTTGTCATGTCTATTAGTAGCATCTCTTTCTTAGGAAAACCCTTGGCGAGTCTCTTAAACAATTTGGCGCACAACTCAGTGTCCATCGTGTTGTATTCTTCTAGCTGTTGGCGGTCAGAATCAGATAGGTCACATAGGTGTTTACCCTTAGTAAGTAAATCTAATTTCGTGCCCAAGCTCAGCTCCTGAGCTAGTGCTTTCAAGCTTACTCCACAAGTCTTTTTGTACTTGCTAGTCGCCATTGCGGCCGTGCAACCCCACATCGCAGGTTTAATACCGTATCGCCACGCCATAATCATAGAATCAAACCCTGACATGTTGTGTCCGATGGCTATCTTGTCTGACCAATCAATAGCTTTAAGGCAAAACCCTACATCTTCTTCCCCAAAAATAACAGTCGTTGGTGCGTCCGCTATTTTAATGGCAAGGGATATGATTTCTGTATCGGGGTGCATAACGTACTCAGTGCCTGACATCTTGGTTAGAGAGTGAGTCGTTGAGTAGTACGTTTCAAAGTCTAAATAAACTGGTGTCACTTAGCTCTCCAATTTAAATTGCACCATCTCTGATGTGATGATCTCGTTGACTTCTTTTATCGTTAGTGCCACATACTTTAATGAAATTGATCCTTCACTCCTTGCAAAGTGAACGACGTATCCGTTGAGTAGCTTGTCCACACGAACGTATCCTGCAAACACGGTATCAGGTGAAACATTAACATCGTGTGATGAAAACTGTTTGTATGCTTGGCCTAAAGCTACTCCTACTGGAATGCCAGATCCACCCGAACCACCAGCGTTTGCCTGTGAATTAACTGTTGTTCCAATTGCCATCTTGCACCTCGTTTAGTTTCTGCATATAGTGAATAGCTTTCTCTCCATCATCTGAATCCTTTCGACCTTGACGCATCGCATACTTAATGATGTTGCCTTTCAAAAAACCAATAAATTCTTCATGGCTTAGAACGGTTTCCATTACCGTCCATGGTTGAATTGTCATGTCCTTGTAGTGTGTCCCGCCCACTTGTGTCTCGTCTGCTTTCATTTTTATCCTTGTGTTGTGGCATGCCAGAATAAGGGTCAATGCCGAGTTGTTGCATAACTTTTACTTGTCGTGTTTCGATTCGTATCAGTCGATCCATCAGTTGCTGATACTGAAAGTTGTACATGTCATACTCCTATGCTAATCGTTATAGTAGCTTTTCTAACTGGGTTGGCTGGGTACGCCATCATGGCATCTTTCTTACGCTTAAAAAATAGATACGGATTGTCATCTAAAAATGGTTTTAAAAATTGCCCTCCTTTTTTAAGCACAATAAATCTAACGCAAGTTACTTTCGTTTTCATTCGTCTCTCCCTAGTAAATAAATCCACACTAATGCCCCTGCTACCACTGCAATAGCAAACGCCCCTGAAATTGCTAACACCCAAAGTAAAATATCAGTCATTGTTTTTTTCCATCGTTATCAAATTGTTCTCGTTGCTCATCTTTTGTTTCTAGTGCTTTTTTGATTTCATAAATGGTGTCCCATACTTTCATTTCCGAATAAAGCTTTTGACCATTTCTCAACAACCTGAATGTTTCTTCTCTTACTTCATTTAGTGTATCTAATGCAAGTCGTAGTGCTTCGTCTTTAGTCATTCTTGTCTCCTAAATAGTTCCATGCAAAATTCTCTTGCGACATTCATCCTTTACTTGGACAGGAACATCAGGCGAGATTTCAGAGTCGCACCGATAGATCACTAATCCATCATGAGATGCAACACACCAAATAAGCGTTGTCCATGCTAAAGAAGCCACGCACGCAAACAATAAAAATTTACCTATCTTCATAGCTTGTAACTCTGGTATTCGTATTCATTGGACTCCATTGTGTTCTCGGCTCATTACAATGCTTTATGTAAAAGTTGATTAAGAAATCAAAAGTTTGCACATACGTCATCATTACGCCAGTGTTATCTCTGATTCGTTCTCTGATTCCATCGATATCGGCTTTGACATCCACAGTGATACGCTTGTTTCGTACTCGGGTTAGTTTAACTGTCATGGTTTCTCCAATACGGCTCTCGCCCTTTTGTTTCTGATACATTCATGAACATACGCAATTGCTTTCTCTAACTCTCCAATTGTGCAAGCGTCTAGTTGAGCATCATGTATGTCCATGCCGAGGTTTACGGCGGTCATCTCTGGGCCAGTAAAGATAAACCTATAGTCGTTCTTCACTGCTCGTTTGCCCATGGTATACATGGCATCTTGTGCCAGTTGTATTTCTTCTTTCCAGTCGTCCCCCAGACGATACTTGGCAAGAGCTTCTGTAATATTGAATGCGGATACAAGCGTGTCAAAATCCTGCTTTGTGCCTTTACCTAATGTAAGGTTTGCAATTGCATCGTGGTTCTTGATCCGCAAAACAATAGCACTGTTGTGTTGAGATAGTTTGGTTACGCTCTCAATGGCATACGCTACTGGGTCACGCAATACAATCTTGGGTTTGTACTTAGATCTTTTTCTCAATTTCTTTTGCCTCGTAAAGTCCTTCTTGTTTGTAAATTGATTTGATCAGTCTATCAATTTGGGAATCAAACTTTTCTTTTTGGTTATTTACTACGCCAGTCCTATCTTGCTCTCTCCATCCAATGTCAAAGCTAATGACTTCGCATACAGCTTCATACGTTGGCTCAATATGACCCAAGATAACTTCACGTAAAACTTTTACATCTCGATTGTCCCTGTGTTTTGAATCTTCATAGGTCACTGCCTCCATTGCTGTAAGCAACTTAGCAAACTTCTTAAAGCGAATTGCGTTGGCTCTGTAGGGTTTAGATTTTTCTAGGTTTAAAAACCTTGCGCTAGTTTTGGTTGGCGTAATACTTTCCATACGACCACCATCGTGCTTTAAGAATTGCATGCCTTCGTAAAGCGCTGGACTACAGTGATGCGATGTTCTTGCCTCATACGGAAGTCTGTAACGCATCGTAGAATCGCAAATGAAAACCTCCATGCTTAGCCATTTGCTTATGCGGTGTGAAACCGTCATGCAATTCATCTTGTTGGTAGTAATGGTAATCAGCGTTTGATCGCCCTTGGGCTCAATAGTATAGAGAGGCTGTCTTGTGCGAACATACTCATACTCGTCGTCAGGTTGTTTTACGTAAGTCCCTAACCCCATTGTGACTTCGTACTTCTCTTCGTTAATTTTGCGCAGGTATGTGTAATTACCTAACGCCATTCCTCGTTCAACGTTAAGGATACGTTTTTGTTTATATCTTGATACGGCTTCTTTAAATCTCATAGGATACTCCTGTCATTGATTGATTAATTAAACTCTAGTGTATGGGCACATACACACGTTGTCAACTAGAAAAAACCCTAACCATTAAAATTGTTATGATAATAATGGCTAGGTATGCAAAAAAGCATTTCTTTGTCTCATACCACGGCGCGCGAATACCAAGTAAGATTCTTTGTATCTCTTCATCGTACTCATCCATCTTAACTTCGTAAGGCGGTATGTAGTGAAGCCCTACATAGATGTCTTCTTTGATTCGATACGGCGTATTATGAGTGCTGCATTTCATAGATCAAATGCTCCTGATAACTTAGCTGCAATTGCTTGTGCTGTAAGCTCATCGGTGTCTACCCCTTCGAGTACATCCTCACGCGCCTTGCGCTCTACCTTTTTATTGAACCTTGCCATGTCAGAGTCGTCGATATAAAAAGCGACATGAGGCCACAACTTAATTGCTTCGTTAAGAGATTTACACTTCTTCAAGTAATCTATAACTTGCTTCTTAGTGTGAGCCCACTTAGTTTTAATGTCGGTGATGGCAAACGATTTCTCTACCAGATCAATGGCTTCATATGCCCCTGCTAGATGAGAATTATTTTGTAACCAGTCAAGGGATACATGAATAGTACTGCTACCATAACGCTCAGAAGATGGTCTCAAGTAAACGTTATTTTGATTTTCAAATACAACAGAGGCAGTGCGTTCATTGCCGTTCTCGTCAATGACCTTGCTCACACTAAGATATGCTCTTTCAGTATTGGGCATCCATTCTTTTGGCATTACCGCAAAGAGATGATAATACTCGTTGAAAGATGCACGAGTAAGCAACTCATTAGCCTTGACGGATGTCTCGTTTTTCCAGTTAGGTACTGTCTCTTGTACCTCATGCTTACATAGCTTTTCGACCTTAGAATCTACACGCTCGATCAAGTCTTTAGAAATATATACTGTTGCCATTTTGTTTGCCTTTCATTGATTAAATAAATGCCCCCGTGAGGGGGCGCTCTCTCACTCTTTGGCTATGAATTCAGCCAAGGATTCTCTTAACATCTCTCGATCTTTTGGGTCAGCATCGGGAGACAACGCATCATAACAATGCTGTAATAGTTTTTTGTAACTATCGATTAGTGCAGACATGGTATCTTTGTTCGTGTTCATGCGTATTCCATTTCAAAGTGGATGTTCTCACCATATGGTGCAGTAATTTCCGAACTGATACACCATACGACTGGATACGGAGGTGCTTTCTCCATATTGAAGTCAGTATACCCGTCTGTGAGACAGATGAAAACCTCAGGCTCAACACCCTCCCTAGCAAGATACTCGAACCCTTCTTCCATGTCAGTGCCACCGCCTGAATAGAACTGCAATACTACTTCTTCCCCGCGTTCAAACACAATATGCTTACACACTGATGTATCTGTGTACAAGACATGCACCTTCTCTGGATCTGCTAACTCCATGATGCGAGCAAGATGTCCGTTGTAATACTTTAGTTCGGTCTCGTTGATTGAACCCGATACATCCACCTGTATAACCACCTCACCCATGGTAGGGGATTTCCCTATGCTTGGCAGATACACATCAAACCGCTTGTTAGGGCGACTCCATGTATATTCCCCTTGGGCAAACGATACCATGTAGCGTTCTAGTATGTCATACCATGGTGTCTTGACATCGATCAACTCAGCCACTAGATCAGCCAGTGCCGTTGACATCTTGCCTTGCATCTTCGCGGCTTGCGCCGCTTGTGCTACCTCAACTCGTATCTCTGCATCGATACGGTCAGCTTCTTCAGGGCTTACAGGATCACCTCTATCGAGCAAGTCATCGCCTGTCCCACCTGGGCCCTGACCATCTCCGTCTTCGGGAGGAGGCAACTCGTCATAGATACTATCCACAGTACGATCCTTAGACCCAGCCATATCTACGCATCCCTTGATAGCCTGTCCGATATTGGCATCCTTGAGCATGTCATTGATCCAAGCATCACCTGCGATGTTCCAGTTCTTGGCGTTGCGAGTACCACGACGAGACGCATGCTGACCGATTACATGGCCTAACTCATGGCACAGCACGAACACTATCTCATCGACACTGAGCTTGTCAAAAAAGTCAGGGTTATAGTAAATCTGCCCACGCTGATCGACACCTGCCGTTGGTATTGTCTTATCTATGATGAGCTTGCGCTTCATCAACAGACTAGCAAAGAACGGATGCTGGGTAACGATTGCTACCTTCGCTTTATCTAAATTAGTAATTGCCATGTTAACTCCTTGTTAAAATCCAAATGCTGACATCTTATCTACTACCTCTGCCAATCTATCTTGGGCATCCTTACGAACCATCGGGCTCGCTTTGATCATCTCGACATTGGATAGATACTTTACAGACATATCTTCCAACTCTTTGATCTGATCCATTAACTCTGGTGTTGGTGCAATGACTAGCTTGCGAGCTATCTTACAACCCTCGATTACATTCTCGACTAGCGAATTATGGAATCGTTCACCCTTCTCACCCTTAAACTCACCTAACCGTTTGGTCAAATCAGTCAGTGGTTTAAGCATACGATTGATCGTATCTGCATTGGCTAAGTTAAGAGTCTCAGCCTCGGCACGATGGAACGCTTCCACATCCTCATCCGACAGATCGAATAAGAAGTGTTTGACATCGGGCATCGGTTGGAATCTGAGATCGTTGGACATCGAATTTCTAAACTGATCAGCCGTTGGATACTCGCTAGCATCGGCTCTACCTTGTGCATGCCCAGTATTCCTGAACATCACATCGGCCTTGACAAGATCATCATAGAACGGCATCCATTGATCAATGAGCTTCTCGACAACTGCCATCTTATGCTTCATGTCTTGCGTATACTCAAAGTACAGCGTAGACGGCAACATCCTTGGGCCCGCATCGATGTATGGAATGGTGTTGACCTTGTGATGGGCATACACTTCATTAAACTTGGTCATGATTTTGTTAACAGGGCTATCCTTATCACGGAACAACTTAGTTAACACAGTCAGACTGTTGTCGTTAAACTGCGCTTGCACAGTATTGGTCAGCGCTCGATCTCGTTTGGTGAGTGCTGCTTTTCTTTGTGTCAGCTTAACCAAAATTACCTTGTCTGCAAGTTTTGTGAATTGCATTTGATTTCCTTTCATTGATTGATTTACATTAACACTTCCGCATTCTTAGTCGCCCATTCAATGAATGAACGGCTAGTCTTGATTGTCGGTTGCAACTTGATTGCATCCTTGACACACATTACACCGAACTCAGGCGTTAGTCGGTTGGTATAGGTAGTTACCCTATCAAAGTTATCCTTGGTAGCCTTGCGAGCTAATGCACCAGTGATCGCATACAACACGGCAGGGTCGTTTGGTACGTCTGCACCCTTGGGGTCTAAGAGCAAAGCATCCATGTTGGGCAGTGCCTCGTAGATACGCTTGAACCCTGTGTACTCTGCGCTCGCACCCTCACCTACCTCACCTGCACAATTGTCAAAGAACAACTGATCGGGCAACGATTCGGGGATAAGATTGACACGCTCCCATGATCTAGGCGTTGGATTGGCGAACCTATTAGGATCAAAGTCGCTAAGCAAATTGGGTCTGAACCTCAAGAACTGAATCAATACAGGGTTGATCTCGTTGTCCAGTGCCCATGTTGTCCAGTCGTCCACGTTCTCCATGAAGTCGAACCGTCTGGTACGATTAGCTAGCTTACTCGTAATACGATTTGCACCAGACTTATCCTCGGTACGATTACCCGTCGCTATGATGAACAACTCTTTGGATAAGTTAAGCTGACCTGCACGACGATCATAGATTACACCGCAGAGCGCATTTTGCATCGGGGTCGGTGCATCGCTAAGCTCTTCTAAGATTAGACCGACACGCCCAGTCTGCAAGGTATAGAACTCTTCGGGAGGAACCCACTTGGTATAGTCTTGGTCTCTGTTGTTAGGCGTACCTAGCACATCCACAGGATCACGCAACGATGCAGTGAACTCGACAACACGCTCAAGGTTAAGCTCCTCCATAGCCTCTCTAGCGCAAGCTGACTTACCACCACCTGGGGCCCCTAAGATAAACGGCACGATCTTGTTACCGTTGGGGACTTTGAACTGCTCGACAATTGATGTCTTGATGTTGTTGTATTTCATAGCTTACTCCTTTGATTGATTAAGTTAATGTTTCACCGTTGATTACCTGCTTACCTTTAACATCCGCTAGCATACGCTCAAGACAGAAAATAAGACCTTCTACAGTCTCGTTCCCTGTGCATATTCGTGTATGCCCTGAGACTTCTCCGTCCTCTTCATAATAAACCTCCCTGATTTCAAACCAAGGGTCATCTCCGTTCTCGTGGCTCATGTCCACAATTCTGTGATTCCAATTCATTCTTCGCTCTCCTGTTCGTTAGTTGCACTTAGCCCACCATCAAGATCAATCTCAAGATTCTCAGAGTAATCAGCACGGGGTTCTGCATACATGGTGATGTGTGCGTTGCCATTTTCGTAAGTCACTTCCCAGTCGGTGTGCCCAAACTCTAGTCTGCAATACTCGTCTAATAAATCACTGTTCATAGCTTATTCCTTTGATTGAATTGATTGATTGCCTCGTGGAATTCGAGAACATCCTTTTTAAAAGACTCGACCGTATACTCCTCGTTGATAATGTCTGTGAGTAATTCTAAAAAATCCTCAACTGCCATGTTGGAGGGGAAGCCAATCCATGACTCGATCATTTGTTTAGTTATCATCTGTATTCTCCTCAAAGGTTACTACTCCACTTTCACGTTTGACCAACTCGTCTCTATCCAACAGGACGGGTATCCATCCGTTGTCGTTGTACGATTTCCATCCATCGCACACTGCACAGCCTTCCTCATAGCTATCGCATGGGTCGCCAAGTATGGTTTTAGTCTCTGCCTTGGTCACTGGCAACCGAACTACTAACCAAAAAGGCATTTTCTTTACTCGAATCTTCTGAACTGTCTGCATGGCGCATCTCCTTGAATGTGAGTTATCGTGGTGTGAACGGCTTCATGTCGTGGTAATCGTTCCCTGAGGGCTTCTAAGAATATACCTGCATCGCAGTCCTCTTCGAGATATACGTCTCCGTTCTTGGCATCGTAGTATGAGTACATGGAGATTTTGTCTCTTATATTAAGAGCGTTGATTTCTTCCATAGATACTTTTAACCAAGCGTGACCCGAATCAGCGATCCAGTTATATGTTAACGTGTTGTTGTCGGTTGTCCGAGAATGAG